GTATTGAATTCCTGTTACAATACCGCAAGAAAGCAAGATGATTAACAGTAGTTCGGCAACGGTCAGGTTGCGACGCACATAAACAACTTTTGGTTCCTGCTGGGGATATGACTGTTGTTGTGCTGCAACCATACGGACGGCACGTTCTTTGGCAATAGCTTTCATTTGAGCCAAAGTCTCGGGAGTGATCTGAGGTTGCTCTGGAATAAACTCAGGGGCTGGATTCGGGGGCACCGACTGACTCACTGGAACTTGCTCTTCCATGGTTGCAAAAACGTTTTCTACAGATTAGCATTTTAAAAAACAAAATGGCTGTGCAATACGGAATTCGTAAAGGTTTAGAAGATATAGCTTATGAGCTTAAGGGCATACGTGATGTAATGCTGGCAATATGGCAAGTCAAGTACGGAGAGGCTGATGTTGATTGCTTAAATCCAGACGCTTATGCAGATGAATATATTTCTACTGAGGAGTGTGATTACGTGTCCCCTGGAATAACCTCGTCAGATCTTTTTCCAAAAATGAGGAGTTTAAGCCGTCAGATTATAGGAAAAAACGTAGCAACATGTATGAATTAAGAGGATTCCAGAAGCAAAGTTGATGTCCTATAGATTTAATGAAATCAATATTGACGTGATTAACAGCAAAAACTATAGGAGTCTGCTGCCCAAAACAATAGCAGATCAAGTTTCTGCTTTTCTTCCGCCCAGTGGTTCATTTGATGACGCATGCCTGTATAGATACCTGAAAAACTTAAAAGAATATGAAGAAGAGGATGAGCATTCAAGCATGACACTGGCAAATAGGTTGCGTTTGGCATTTCAAGATATGAAACCGGATACGATCTGTGGTAAATTCCCCAACGTTGAACTACCCATGAAAAGAAGGCTGCGTTGTGTTGCCGAATATTTGATCAGGGCCGGAGAATTTGATAAGGTGCGAGATGAGAATGGTAAATTAATTAAGAAAAGAGGAGTGCTAGGCAAAATGGTTGTCATGTACAAACCAACGCCTAAGCTAATGGAATCACTAGTAAAACAAAACTTATTAAAAAATGAGCCGTAGAGAAAAACTAATCGCATCTGTCATTGGTCCTGAGCTAGATGAGACCAAGGCAAAGATGCTGGATGCCACATTAAAACTAATTCTTGGTGACATGGGTGAGCAGTATTCCAGATTCTGGGCTGCAGAGGGGCCAGGCGTCTTGTGTCTTCAGCCAGATTGCGGGCGTTCAGTGTTTTTTATGACACTTGAAGAGCTGCACTCCGCTAAGGAGTCATGTGAATCAGAGGGTAATGATGATCTTGCCGAAAGTTTTAGGCGTATTCTTCAGGCAGCGCAGAAGATTAATCCAGAAGAAAAAGCTGGTTACATAATCAATGATACCCAGGGTATTCGTTATTTGGAAATAGACTACAACAAGGTTTCAGAAAAGTAATGTCCGCAGTTGGTTCGTATAAACATAAAGAAGATAGTGAGTTGATAACCAACTACGATCTGGTGGCTGCTGCTCACGGCATCATGAGTGGCATTGAACTTGATGTGGCAAGCTCCAAGATTGCAAATGAGTATGTAGAAGCAGAAGCTTTTTACACACCATCTGATGATGCATTAAATGAAACTGAGTGGTTTGGAAATGTTTATCTGTTTCCACCAGCGGGGACTTACTACTGGAATGAAAGGCAAGAGAAGTGGCGAATGACCCGTGGCACATCTCCAACCTTGACTTCATCTCATGATGTGTGGTTCAGAAGGTTGTACAGAGAGTGGTACAAGCAAAATATTAGGCAGGCGGTATTTTTTAGTAACTGTCCTGACATGGTTCGTTACGACCAAAGAATCTTTAACTTTCCCATTTGCTTCTTAAAGACCGCACCAATCCTCATGCGTAACAGCAGTAACGGTGTCAAGCCACACAAAACGTGCACTTCCATAGTTGTCTACCTGCCACCAATTGACAATTCGACACAAAAAACTCAAGATTTCATCCACCTTTACGAAGAAAAAGGTCGCATTGTCTGCTAAATTCAATATACTGATTTGAAGCAAATGAGTCTGCTCGCTGACTGGGAAATCAAAGAATTGGCATTGAACCATGGGATGATTCAACCCTTCGTAGATAAAGTTGTAAGGAAAGAAGGAGATAAAAAAGTTTTAAGTTATGGTCTTGGTTCCTATGGTTACGACATTCGCCTGTCGCCTAAGCAGTGTTTAATCTTTGGCCGCACTCAGTCTGGTGATTGCGATCCCAAGGATTTTAATTCTGACATTCTTGTTCCTTCTGAATTACTTGAAGACGAGAAGGGTAAGTATTTTATTTTGCCTCCTTATGGATATTGCCTCGGTGTGGCAGAAGAGTATCTTGACCTTCCTGGAGACGTGACTGTAGTTGCAGTTGGTAAATCAACTTATGCAAGGTCTGGGATTCTGGTCAATATCACGCCTGCAGAAAGCAAGTGGCGAGGACACTTGACACTTGAAATCAGTAATTGTACTGGTTTGTTTAACCGAATCTATGCTGATGAAGGTATTTGTCAGTTGCTTTTTTATCGTGGCAAACCCTGCGAAACCAGCTATGAAGATCGTAAGGGTAAGTATCAATCCCAACCCCACGAAGTTGTGTTTTCTAAAGTTTAATTAACCGAAAGACCGGCCAAAACTCGGTTGTGGTTTCCTGGCGTAACTCGTGCCACCTGCGCCAGGATCACCATAGTTTGCACTGCGTTGACTAGGTAATTCCATACCGGCAATTGCTGCTTTACCGATGGGTGTACGACCTCTGATTGTTGGTTCGTCAATACTTGCTCTTTGTTTGTATGCACCAGCAGCCTTGGCTGATTTCATGAAACGAGCGACACGATCTTGTTTACGGTTTACTGATTGAGCAGAAACCCTATCTTCTTCATCAACACGACGAAGATCAGTGTCATACGCTTGTTCTGGATTGAGATCAGTAAGTTCGGCCCCCGAAGTACCAGGGAGCCGCCTATCATCTTCTGTGGGGCTGAATAAGTTGGCCATAGTATTATTGTAAGAGAAGTAAATCAAGTATTCACATAAAAGTTATGGATGTCGCTGGATTTTTAGATGGTTTTGTTCAAGACCAAGTCAAGCGTCGTTGCCTGACTGAAGAAGATTTTGGTCAACCAATTGCAAATGAAAATAATGATGTGCCATTATATGATCAGTACAACACGGGTCTGACGGCATGCGAGGAGGGAATGGACAGGAATCCTCTGAACTTGGAGGGCAATCGAGTCGGTCTTACCGGTTACATTCCTTCGATGGAGCAGGGGATGATGATGGGTGCAGCACCACGCCCCAAAGCCCTTGTGATGGAGCTGGAGGAGCCGGACGAGGAGATGAAGGAGGAATCACGCAAGAGGCGTGGTTTGAGCCGATAGACACCGACGCAACTACTGATTGCCCTGGTGGAGTTTGCCCGGTTCCTTGGGCTGTGAAAGAGGGCAGGCCTGAATTATTTGATAACGTTGCACGGCCAAAGCATTACAACAACGGCGAAGGAATTGAATGCATCGAAGGTATTGAAGCGCAGTTAACGCCAGAAGGATATAAAGGCTTCCTGCAAGGTAACTGCGCCAAGTATTTGTGGAGATGGCGTGATAAAGGGGGTATTGAAGATCTACGTAAGTGTAAGTGGTATCTTGATCGCCTAATTTCATCTGTTGATGAAGGTGACTAGAAGGGCTGGAGTTCCCCTCCGTCTTCTTCATCGTCATCATCGTCGTCTTCAAATGCAAAGCTAGATGCGAGTTCCATAAGTTCAATCTCTGTTGGAATATCAAAATCTAGCTCAATATTTTCATCTGCCATCAAAGACTTGATTGCATACCACTCCATCAGTCTCTGGTGGTACAGGTTGAGGAGTGCTGAACATAGCTGCTCCCAGGTCATTTCTTGGGCTGCAAGCTCAGCCTTACGCATGGAAAACTGAAGCTCCAATGGGAGTTCAAATTCCCTGGGTTCTACGGAGCGCTCCATGTTTTCCTGCATTGTCTCTACTTAACTATTCTAATCCTACACGTTAAACAGACTGTCGAATTCATCGCTGGGGTAATCAATCCAATCTACGGAATCAATCTTGAAGTTATTTGCGAACTCTGCTAAGGTATACGGATTTATATTTTCCTCAAGTTTGCGAATGGCCCTGACTTGGCTCGGAGCTGCGGAATAGTTCCTGAATGCAGAGAGGAGAACCTCTGTAGAGCACCAGGGGTTGGCGTTGACTTCCTGGAGGAATAGCTCAATTTCTTTCTGCCTACGTTCCATGAGACCGCCGATTACGTTATGGTCGGCATCAAAGACCCAACGATTGATTTCAGCGGTGACGCCATAGAGATTGTTGGTTTCTATTGCATCGATAATATTGCTGTAAAGAAAGGGCTCCCAACCAACGGAATGAATAAAAGAAATCAACGCTTGACGCATTGAATCATCAATCGGGATATTAAGATTTGTTAATTGATTATTGATTACTTTTACTTCGCCCAGTAGGTACTCCAGGGCCTTTGATTTACTGCAACATTGACCTTGTTTTACGGGTGAGCCATCTGGGTAAAACTGTGTGCCATAACCAATGGTATAGGGCTCTGCACCAGTATTTGGATCTGGGTACGCCCGTTCATTAAAACCCTCATAGGTTTTGATAATATCAAGTGCCTGGTTAAAAACGGGCATTCATTTAGACACAGTTGTTTGTATTGTATCTAAAATTTTAAATATTATCTACAGTGTAATACCAAAACTTGCACTTAATGTGCTCCATACTAAACCAATGGCTGGTACCAGGGGTAGCATAACCCATGCCTTACACGACCAGTAGCCCGCCGTCAGTTTACTGCCTTTTTCTTTTTCATCGCAATTATGCCTGGCTCGGAAATTTTTACGGCGTTCCGGATTGTCTCGTTTGATTTCCATATTAGCATCCCCAAAGCGTATAATTTTTTCCTTGCCGTTCTCGCAGGCCTTCACTACTGATTTCTTTCCTCCCTTGACATCACGCCTTGGTTTATTACATGCCATTTTATCTTTGGCAACCTTTGCTGCTTTAGCTGCTTTTTTTCTTTTATCAGACATTATTTGAACAGGTTAAATCCTGAGGTAAAGTCGCCAAGGATTGATGTTGCTGTTTTGGACTTGTAGTCCTCATCTTTATCATCTAAATTCAAGTCTAAGCTAAAGTAATTTGTCGTGGGACCTTTGTCTTCTTCTTCTTCGTTATCTGTTGTATCCTCCTCGTCACCAAAGAAAGATTCAATAGATGCAAGTGATGCAAACGGATCACTGTAATCACCAAATTCAAAACTTAAACCTTTATCCGATCCGGCTTTTGTTAACAATGCCTGGTCTTCTCTGTTAAGGTCTGGGAAAAATTCATCATAAAACTCATCTTCTGTACCTTGGAAACCAGCAGATTGAAATACTTTATATAGCTCTGTTTCGGCAACTGGTTGTTCATCTTTGTAATCTTCTTCACGTTCAATGTAAGTAACGCCAAGAATTTCTTGTGTTGGTTTCTTGCGTTTTTCATTGAGATATTTAATTTGCTCTCTGATCTCTTGTGCACTACCTGTTCTTAATCCTTCAATAATGTACTCCCTAAGTTCTTCCAGTGTTCCCGTAAAATCTTGAAGTCCTAATTTTTCAAGTGTTTCTTTCCAGGTCTCTGTATCATTTGGATCTAGCCCAGACAACATTTCATCAGCAAACTCTTCGGGCAAGATGAATTGACCAAAGACAGTTCCCTGTTCCAGAGCTTCCTCTTCAAGTGACGGAAGAATTTTGTTGTAAATCTCATCTTGTACTCTACCTGCAGTCAAGATGTCTTCTGCGGCATCATATCCTTGTCCCTGCCCTTTAACTTCAAAGTGCATACGGGCAAACGCATTTTTATCATTAATATTGACACCAAACCTATATGCTTGTTGTTTCCAGTAGGGATCGCCTCTTTTTGCTGCTTCCCAATCTGCTGCAACAGCTTGAGCTTGCTTTGCATAATCTGCAGCCCTTGTTTCATTGCCAGTGGGATTGAAATAAAAGTTAGGATCAAAATACCTAGCGCCAGTGCTTTTAATCTGATCAAGAAACTGTTCTGCTCGTAAGTTTGCAGTCTGACTTAAAGCATTAAGAAGATCTTGAGTCTGGAACGGGTTCTGTTCTTCTTGTCTGACATCAAGGTATTCAACAAACTCATCCATGGACCTGGATGTATCAAAACGTGGGATCAAGTATTGATCAATAAACTCTTTTGCAAATTCAGATTCAATTTTAATTTGCTCTTCTGCTTCTTCTCTTGTCAACCCAAGCTCAATTGCTTCTCCATATTTTTTCTTTAATGAGTCATCAAACCATTGCTGCCAGTTATAGGTGACATTGTTATTTACACCGGTCACACCTTGTAGAGCTTTTTCCAATGACTCTTCTGCTTTACCACCTCCCATAAAAGAAAGCACGCCACCCACACCAGTGTCTCCAAGAATTGAATTGGTCAGTGTCTGGTTAAGATTAAATACCTCAGAAACACCTGGGAATCCCTTGTATAACTCAAGATTTGATTCTCTGGCCTTAGCTTTTTTCATTTCATCAATCGTATCTTTCAATACGTTTTGAGCCAGGGCGCCAAATTTTTTAACATCAACTACAGCTTTTTCACCAGCAGCTTCGATAATGGCATCTTCTAATTCTGTGATGCCATATCCTTCGTTGATGTTGTAGTTAAACGCAATTTGTTTATCTTCAGGACGCTCAGATAATCTGAATAGAGTTGCAAAATCATCTTCTTTTTCTACATCAAGGTAATAATCTTTTGCCATCTGCTTCCAATAGGGATCACCCCTTTTGGCGGCATCCCATTGAGCAGCAATTTCCGGAACAGAAAGCAAACGTTGTGTTTGGGTGTCAAGATCAACGCCTAACTGTTTATTTCTTACATCTTGAAGTTCTGCATCTGTTGGCGGGGTTTCGATATACTGATTTGCTCTTGTCGTATCCTCTGCTGGATTAGCACGCCTGTTTTCGTATTGACCATTATTGGTGTAATGGGCTAAAGCAAAAACATTTGAGTTGCCACCATACCTTTCAGTAATATCTATGTCGTCATTTGCTACAGCATTATCCCAGGCATTTTTTACATCACCATAAGTATTGAGATACCAAGATCCATTAAAAGAT